CTCCGCTCTGGTACCCCAAATAGGGGCCCGAAGCCGACGTGGTGTCGGCGGGTCCTTAGACCCAATGTTGTTATACGCTTATGGTAGTTAACCCAATTTCTTTAGGGCCCATACGCGCGAGCAGCTTGAGTACACTGGCTCGGGATCGCTGCGATCCTCGACCAGCCCGACCAAGGATATGGCCAGCCCACTAATCGCCTCACAGCGATGAACGAGCTGAACAATTCCTTGACCGGCCAATGATGCGACGTTCACGTCACCCGAACTGCCGCCAGCTTTCACGCTGGTTCGCAATGGTGATGACGCTAATGCGCTTTCCCAATCGTCTTCACCGTCCTCGCTAGAGGGTGGCCGTCGACCGTTTGCGTACAAGAACTGCAGGTATTTAAATTCCCTGTAATCCTGGTATAAATCGCATTCGGTTTTAAGGTCCACCTCATGTAGAGTGGTGCGGATTTGGGGCTGAGCAAAAGCTTGAACGCCGGCGTCCCAGATCACTAGCTTCGAGGCATGGACCTCATCTGATTCGCACCAGATGTGGCTTGAGCCCAAAGTACGGTCGGTTGACCGTAGGTGTCTGAAGATCGTCGGAGCAATTACGTCAAGTAAGGTGCGCACATAGTTTATCGTGCGCGTTAAGGGTTCACACCCAGAACTTACTAACAACTCGCTGTTGTATTTCACAACATTAAGGAGCTTAACGAGGTCTTTTACCTGGGATAGATCGCTATCGAAATAAGCGGTCCTCACTGGGTGTCCGTGGAAGAAGTCTTGTCCGCAGGATTCTCGGAACGGTCCAGACACGAATGTCTTTTCCAGATTCGTACGAAACCCACAGTATTTCAACACTTGGATGGTACTCTCGGCGCAGCTTTGCGGAACGATAATGTCGTCCCCATACACGCTCAGCTCCCCGTATTTGTAACGGGGGCCAAACGTATCTTGATAGTACTCTGTAGTACCCGTCAAGTCGCTAACTGCTTGGGACAATGCAAGAAACAGCATCGTCTCGAGTTCAAATGTGAACCCATTCCCCATTGAGGAGAACTTTTCCAGCCGGTACCATTTACCCTTATATTTTGTCTCACGACATCTAAGGGAATCCATTAAATCGAACCACTTCGGCTCGAATAATTCGCGCGGCAACTCAGCGCACAAGCAGTCACTAGCCATTGTCATGTCCATTGTGCACGCCTTAAAAAGCGTTTTCAATTTCCAATCAAATGATCCGGCTTCTGCAAGTTCTTGATTGCGTGCCTGGGAGTTCAAG